CTTCATAGTACGACTTATATGAGATTCCATCACGCCCGTATTCTTTGTAAGCTTCAGGAAATATTTCTTTGAGGTCTTCATCCGACAATCGTATAAACTCCCATGCCTCGTCCTGCCCTTTTCTTTCGGCTTCACGGAGTGCATCATCAATCGGCGTGAGTTTTTCCAATCCGTTCTCGTCAAACACAAGACTTTTAAAACCTTTCACCCGGTAAAGCCTCTCATTTAGAAGAGTCAAATCGTCAACAAACGGCACATCTTCCAACTCAATCACATACTTCTTACCCATAATATATCCTTTCTTTTTACATATACATTTATAGCATAGCTATTCTTTTCGTTCATCGCTACTCTTCTTCTGATATTTCACAGATCTCAAAATCTGATTATAGCAATTGTTGCAAAGTAACAACTCACCATCAACTGTAGCTGTCAATCTGAGATCGCTAAAGTTATATAATCTTCCACAAGCTTCACACTCTTGTCTACTCATATTTTTTGAATCTATAAACTGTTTCATCTGCCCCTACACTATATTATTTGAAATGCTATTCCACTTCTTATTCTTCCAATACTTCCACTCAATCTGTCCATCAAACAGTCTTGTTTCTATATCTTCCACGTTTTTTAATTCCTTAAAATACTCCATCAGTTTATCTCTTTTCTCAGCTCTGACGGATTCATCAGAAAAAGTAAAATTCAAATACCTATCAACAGTCCTCTGTATCTGTTCTAATGACCATTCTTTATATGTTAGCTTCGACTGTCTTTTTAATTCCTCCACATAATCATCAATCCATTTCTCAGCTTCTTTATATGATGAATATATTTGATTGCACATACGTGTTGTTCCTGTATTTATGACTTCTTTTGCACAGTATCTTCTAATCAATCTATATCCTAATTGCTTATCAATCTCAACATCTATATAAGAATAATCTTTCTTATCTGCACGAATAAGATATCCAAGATCCAATGCTTCCAATATATCTTCTTTATTCTTTATAGAATATATCTTTAAGAACGCTTCATAATTATTATCATCTTCATATGTAAGATTATATAATGGTGTATTGTATGTCCATCCCTTCGGAAGCTTCATCCATCTTGTAGGAGTTACAAAATCATCGTATTTTATTCCGTTAACCAATCTGCATTCTTTCGTACACAGCCTACATAATATAACACCATCTACAAAAATATCATCTACAACTCCAACATTAACTACATATTCATATGTATATCTGGCTCTATCAACGAAATAAACAATATCTCCGATCTTTAACTCATTATGGTTGATCATTTAATGTATACCTCATATAAATAAAAACAAAGTCTATCAAGTACATTATCATTATAACACCACAGATAAACTTTGTCAATATCATTTTCATCTCATTTTTTCACTTATTCTTTATAATATAAACTTTTTGGCTCATCCTTAATTCTTTTTAGTATTTCAAGATCGTGACTGTTCAAGTAGTCACTTCCTTCTGCTGTGATTTTCCACCATAATGTTTTCTCAATAGTACAACTATTACACGTTCGTGGAGACAATACACCGTATTTCCCCATGAAAGGTGGATAATCCCATCCAAGATCATAAACATCTTTCGGATCGTCACAGATTATTTGTTTACCGCATACTTCACAAATCAATATAAACTTTTGCTTCTTCATGTTTGTTTATCTGTATCTTTAAGATTACTCTCTTCTTCGTGAACCTGTGTTGATTTGTCAACATACTCGTATCTTATATCAGGGTATATTTTTCTAAATGTCACTACATCACCACACTTATTACATATATGCTGATACATTTCTGGAAATACTGGATAGCCTATTCCAGTATACCGATACTCCCCACCACAATCACATATCGCCTCATCAAAATAAGTTTTTACTTCGCTACTTTTTATCACCATATATTTTCGCTCCTGTGTGTAAGCATAAATAAATTCAGATAGCTCATACTCTGACGATGTATCCCATATTTGCAAGACTTTTCTAACAGCACAACGTATTCATATTTCTTTACAACATAGAATGTCATTGTGTGCGGAAGATCGTAGTCGTGCTCAAATGCTATATCGTCTTGAGTCAAACAGAATTTGTCACCAATTTTCATATTCTTCTTAAACTCTTCAAGCTTCTTTATGAACTTCTGACTTCCCATTATTATTCTCCCATCTTGCAATAATCTACATATTCTTTCAGGTATTCAAGCATCCTGTTTTCTTCAGGAAAGAAACAATCAATGCCTTTATTACTCCATAGCCATCCAAAGAAGTTGCTCATCAGTTGTCCAAATCTCCAATCTGGAAATGTATTTTTATGCAGATTTTTTAATTCATCATAAAAACTATCAAGCCTATCTGGATTTCTCATAATGTGTTGTCTCCTATATTTTATTGTTCACTATGACATCATATATTTCTTCCCAATCATCTGCTCTGTATATATCATCAAAAGTGATATCCTCATTATAAGGTTGCGTCAGCAGAATCTTTTTATACTCGCCGCCTATAAGATTGTTAATGTTATCATCTATCAAATAGTCCGCTTTAATCATTCTCTTTTTGTTGCAAACAATTATGTCTCGTGGATATATATATGGAAAATATGGTTCAATCACATACTTGTATTTTGGAACAAGCTGATTGATATATGACGATGTACATAGATAAATCTTATATCCAAATTCATGCAACAATCTAACATAATAAACGGCATCTACATATGGTCTTACATTCTTCCAAAAATCTTCTTGTCCAAGCGGTTCATATATTTCATCACTTGTTAATGTTGGATATAAAAAGCTTATCTTATAATCTTTTGCCGTTGTATAATCAACATTAAAATTGTATTTATTATTTAAGTATTTGCACCATGAATAAGATAGATTTTCAATAGTGTTGTCAATGTCTATTAGAACTATCGTTTCTTCTGGACTTTTGATATCTTTAACGTCTTCCATGTTTTCTCCTAATCAAACATCACATCATTTGTTCCCGCCGCCCTTCCTCGCTCCACAAAATAAGTCTTAAAAAGACTGCCTTTTTCAATAAGCATCAAGGACGAATAGCTAACATAGTTAGCGCAACATCCATTCATCATAACAGAATAGTGCTGTGAGTTATCACACATTCTCACGATCAGAACCTTCTTGCCTTTACCAAAAGCGTAACCTGCTTCCCATGCTGTTCCGGCAGTACAATCTCTTCCAAAGTCACACACAACCACCCAGTCTGCATTATCAAGTGCAAGCACATCCATTGTAAAAATGCAATGACTCCACTCAGACATACTCATTCCCCATGCGTTTGGAACTCCGTGTTCACGAGGGTCATATACATTACAGTCCTCAATTTTACTTAACTGGTTCTTTACCTCTTGGATTTTATCCTTCCAATCTTCTGGTATATTTACTATTGGTGCGGCTAAATATATATTCATAATATACTACCTCTTTATTTCATAACATAAATGTCTTTTGAGTACCTTGTTTCTGACAAATATAGCCTATCAAATGAATTTTTGATCGGCAAAATATCCATTGTATTTTCATTCAAATGTGTTATCATGACTGATTTATCATACTTCTTATTTGGATATAGGCTAATGTCAGACAATATTCTATTGATTAAGTCGTGCTGAAAGAGTCTCCCATATCTCAATTCACCCTGAAAATCATTAAATATATTTGTAAGATCAACCGCCTTAGTTTTAATAATGTTATCACGAGAATCTTCTTCGTGCAAAACTCCATATCCGTGTCTCGTAAGATATGATCTTGACACGTAACACACTTCAATATCATAATTACTCGGCAAGCTGTCTACAATTTTCATTGGTATGTTCAATCCAGTATGTGAAGGGGTTCCAAATTGAACATCACGGTCAGTGTCAATCAATAAACCCTGTCCATTTTCAATGATGATGTTCTGATAACTCGACATACTACTGGGAGAACACAGCTTCATATGATTGCTCATAAATATCAGATCGGCTAAAAAATGATCTAACAAATCGTTATCCAGAAAAAACGCACACAAATCTAATACAAGGTTAAGCGATTCTCTATCTTTAACGTTTTGGTTGAACAGTGTTATATAATACATTCTGATAGTATCAAGCTCTGACCTTGTATGATTATCGAAGATAGATGGTATGAGAATATTGTTATCCATAAAATATTTGTATCTCTGAATGGTTGTCCATATTCCCATACCACAAGTATCATATCTTCCAGATAGCCTCGTCATAATCTGGTTGTAAATCATATCATATGGTGTAGACCACATACACGTTGGATCACAATATACTGTAAAGCCTTTATTGTATATCTTCTTTATCTCTTCATATTCTTTACAAAATTGCATTGGATTTAAGATAAAATCTTTCCAAAAATAAGTATCCCATCCTCTGAATGTTCCAGATCCAAAATGATGAAAGACGTGACGAGTTTTGTTCGGAAGCTCTACGGTGTGTCCACGCTGAGAACCACCATTAGACATGATCACAACACCATTTTTTTTCTTAGATGCAAAGTAATCAACAGCCAGTCCTTTGCCCTCATCTCCTGCATTTGCTCCAATTACAATTTTGATTTCTTTATTCATTTCGTCACCAACTAATTCCACCAGTATAATAATTCACTCTGTTAACATCATTTGTATTTCTTTTTATGATCTCAGTAATGTTATTAGACAATTCATTAACAGAACTAATTAAAACATGATCATCACCAATCACCCTTTTGAATGTTTGAGAATCCTTTTCGCATCTACGGTGTGTGTAGGAATTATGATCAACAAAAATATGATATACATCATATTTTTTACATACCTCATTATACAGATCATTTGTCTCAATGTCTGACTTAAGCGTGTCACCAGTTAACATATTAAGCTTGTCTTTTGGTAAATATGGGTTCAATTCTTCATCACCAAAAGTGATGATAATGCCCTTTTTACCACGCTTCCAACAATCTAAATCTGTATGTTTTGCTCCCATATACCATGCCGCTGTATATGATTCATAGGAGTTTCCACCACCACCCTTTTCAAACCATATCTTATCAAGCTGTTCTGCAATTCTTATATCAGACTCAAACTGTCCGATCTGAATCGCTCCTTCATCATAGGCAAGATCGCCAATACCCATTACGCAAACTTCTACGTCTGCAATAGTTTCACTCAGTAACTTGCTTATAATTTCATTCAGAGATGATGCAACTTCCATCAAACAATCACTCATTGAACCTGTCACATCCAGTGCCAGTATAATAGGTAATGTATTTGGGTGTTCCTTAGAATCCCTACATTCTCTCATAACATTACGAGGTTTTAATACCGCATCAACTTCATGTGCGGTATACATTTGTGACGCACTGGTTATTCCATCAAGTGATAATTTTGTATACCCACTTGTTGTACTTGTTGTTACCGTGTATCCTTTTGATGTACTATACGAGGCAAAGTCTCTTGTACTCCATGAACTACTTCCCATATTTTTATTTCTCCTATTTAAACGCTTTTAGCACCGTTAATAAATATAGTGCCATTAGAAAACACTGAAAGCTCTGACTTAGCTGATTTTATGGCTGTTTCTATATCTGTTGCTTCAATATAACAACTTCCGACTATAGTAAAATAACCATATACATTTTTATTATTTACATTATTTGTATTTAATTTAGAGCTTATTTCAAAACTAATCTCCCAAATACTCATGCATTACTTCAAATCATCCTCTTCAGTTTCATCATCTTCATCTGAGTTATTTAATTCTGATTCAAAATCAAAATCAAAAATTCCATCAAACATTCCTTCAGAGTTACCACCACCAAACATCATCATCATAGGTAAGATACTGTTCATTCCTGTTGTACCAGAAGCTCCGTTATTTCCAAAACCACTCTTCATCATTTCAGACAGCATCATATATTTCATCATGCCGTTAAGCCCCTTGCCTTTACCACCCTTAAACAGGTTATTACCAAGCATGGAAATGATCTTGCCATAGAAATATGTCTTCCCCATGAGTACGTGTCTCTCAGGAAGAATGGTATCAATGGTGTTATCTTCATAGTTAATAACAACAATCAAATCTTTTTCAACCTTCTTTACACATCTCGGCTTGCCATTAACCAGAATAATATCACCAGTAGATACATGGTTTGTTGGGATCACAAAGAAGAAATCCTCTCCAATGTCAAAAGCAAAGTTATCACAGTTAACCAATCTTCCAGACTTAAGATTATAATACTTAAAACCACTTGAAGTCTTTACCGCAATATCACCATTCATTGATAGCCTACACATACCAGATTCAATTTTTCCAAACATTCCGTTAAACATATTCATATTCATTTTTCTTTACTCACTTTCATAATATTAATATTTGTATGCAACTGCATCTTCTCGCTTTGTAAAAAAGTGGATTCCACTTGAACATTCATTCAATGGATTAGGATCAAAATCATACTCAGGTTTTACAATATCGCCAACATTATATAAAAATGACTCATCATACATAGAACATACACGATTTTTTAAATCAAATCCTAATACATCTCCGCTCATAGTTTGAATCTCAACTACGACTGCTTTATCACATCTACACTTATTGCTATACCCACATACTTTATTAGCATCTTCTGGGATCATTAGTTTTATAATTACATATGCTTTATATTGATGTAAATATTGATCATTAAATAAGTAAGCTTTCTTCCAACCAGTAATTGCACCGTTGTACAAGCATGGGTTTGTTGTATCAAATTTATTTTGAAGCTCTTCGTCTAATTGACAATCATAAAAATTACACATATACATACATTCTCTTGGTTCATCTGTTAAAGTAATATTACTAAATGAACAGGAGCGAATTGAACAACCATAAAATGCTTTATTACAAAATCTGCAATTAATAAATTCACATCGGAATATCTGATTGCAATAGACATAAAAACAACGCGGCTTAATTACACAATCAATAAAAATAATGTCATGCATAAGAGAATGAGTTAAATTTGGTTTTGGTTTTGGTGGATTCCTTGCCAAATCAATAACCCTATTCTGTATAATGCATTTTTTCTCACCATCTTCCATCATAATAATCCTCTGTCACATCTCTTGCCTTGGCATTACCAATAAATTTATCTTCAAAGAATACACAATCATCTTCATATCTGTTTTCTATATTTAAGCTTGTAACCATTTGGTTATGACAAATCTTGTCATATGATCCAGACCAATACCAAAAACAATTGTCGCATTTATTGCACTTATATTTACTCGTTTTGCTCATTTTTAATTTTCGTAACTCTCCGTATTCTTATCTTTTCTAACGCAAACAAAAACAGGGAACTGTACAGAAACACCATTTTGTTTATTCTTTGTTTCTGTTTTATACTTTACTGTAACTATCTTTCCGATGATTTCTTCTGGATACTTCCAAAAATAATCACGCTGTTCATCAGTAAAACCAGACCCAACACCCAAAACATTACCCTTATAGTCGCAGTTAATCCTTCCAAGTGTTCCTGAATTTTTACCATCACCTTCTTCTACTCCAATGCATCTTATATCGCATGACTTAAATGTCTTAACCTTAAGAAGACCATTGTTCCTCTTTGCTTCCCAATAAGTGTCCTTGTTGAGCATAATCCCCTCTTTGTTATGTGAGTCAGCCCAGTCAAGCCATTCCTGAATTTCTTTCTGACTCTTACCATCATAATATTGATCAACAAAGTGAATGTATTTTAATTTTTCATTTTCAATCTTGAGCGCAATCTTCTTGTAAAACTTCAGTCTTTCACTGTACTTCAGCTTAGATTTTCCTGCATAAAACTCATCAAGAGGAATAATCTCGTAAAAGATAAAGTGAATCTCTCTCTTTGGTGTATTCGAATCACTGTTCACAATTGATGTAGTCAACTGAAAATTCTCATCATCTGGAATATTGTCGTGGTTATATCTGATCAACTCACCGTTCACATAGTAGTTCTGAAGCCCAAGCTTCTCTAAGTCTGAGATGATATGTTGCATTCCTGAGATTGGCTTACCCTGACGAGATAAGCACTTACCATTTAGGAATCCACCATTAATTCCATTCAGCTTTTCAGAAAGAGAGAACCATTCACCAGATTTTGGCCTGTTCTTATCTGAGATAGGATATGCTTGCTGAGTCTCATAGACTTTGATCAATCCCGGAATAGCTTCATTGACGGTTTTACAATCACATCCAAGACGATATTTCTTGGTGATCATCTGCTCATAAAATTCTCTATGATCTTCTGGAATAGATTTTAAGAATTTCTGACACGCAATAATCTCACGTTTTGTTCCTGTCGGATGATCAAGCAACCATGATTTTAATGCGAACCATAATCTTCTTTCAGTTTGAAAGTTTTTAATTTCTATTGCGTTAATTACACCAACATCCTTCTTAAGCTTTGATGCAGATATCCCGGTGATCACAGATGGGTCTAACAGAAATTTCAGATCCTCGATAAACAGTTCGTTGTCTTTATTAGATTTGATTATATCAATCTTCTCGTTTCGGCTTCTTGTGTTTTTAATTTTATTAAATAGTTTAATTACTGTGTCCATATTTATATCATTCCCTTATTAAGCAGTTCTTCTACAAGTTTTATATTTTCTGTATGCTTCATCTCGACCATATCTTCTTTCTGTTTTTTAAGATCAGCACTAAGCACATCTATTTGATGTTTTAAATCTTTGATTCGCTTTTCTAAATTTTCAATTTCTATACTTCTTTCTTCTATAGAAACTTTATTTATAATCTGACTTATGGCTTCTTTTATTTGCTCTCTGTCTACTTTTTTATATGATATATAATAATATGTATGTTCCTTACCAAACAATGATCTCGATGTCGCACCTTTTATGCAAATAAACTCGCTATGTAAATCATTTATATGCTCATTATGAATCTTTATAAGTTCACCGTGTTCATGTTCAGGATAATATACAAACTCTTTGCTGATATATACTATTGGATATTTATATATATTATATTTATCAGTTTCAGCATCAGTGTTAACAATTACTTTGTATATATATTTATATTTACTCAGCTCTAACGTATCCATCTTTTCCTCTTTTCTCGAACAAATTGATTATGCTGTAATAATCGCTACCTACTGTTTCATGTTCCCCATGCCACCATAAATGATATATCACACACCTCATAGTATTATAGCTTTTCGGTGGAAAGTATTCTTTTATAGTCTGATAAACACCATGACCATCTTCCTGATTCTTTGTGAGTTTATATATTTGATCATTGAATTCTTCACAAGCTTTAATCCATAATTCAAAGTTCGTCATTCTTATGCTTCTCTCGCTTCTCTCGTTCTCTATTACATCGCTCTTCATCTATTCCGCTCATTACACAGCAAGCATAATCTATAATTGCGATTATAATAAACACGACTATAATAATTGCTATTACTAATCCATTCATGCTACCCCTTTTTGCTATTATTAATCATCCATAAAATTATCCTGAAATTCCTCTGGTGATATTACGACATTCTCCTCAAACAGAAAGTGTATGCTTATAAAGTGTAGGAAACACAAAGCAATCCATGAGGAAGAAATAATAAGGACAATCAACGGTATCTTAGACTGACTATCTACTGTCAGGCTTCCAAATAAAAAACCGATAATAGCTATAATTAGAAATACTTTTATGATTATATTTATATTTCTAAAGGTGCTATTATCGGTTTTTGCAATTTTGCTTTTCATAACTTAATTATTCCTCAAGTATGATTTCCTTTTTAATATATCTATCAGGGTGAAACTCATCATCGTCTAACGGAATGTCACCGTCAAATAACTTCTTGTACTGATTGCAATACCTTGTATAAACACACTTCTTACAATTACCATCACGGCGAGTACAATAATTAATCAAACGCATGTATGTCATTTTATACCTCTGATTTTTTTTATTTTTCCACGAGACACTTGGAAGTATTGATTTGATTATAATGTTATAATATAGATTTATTCTGTTTTTGCTGTATGTGTCTCTACTTTTTTAATTTATTTTATATTATTTTTATATCATTAAGGCCATTCACCAAGTGGTTTATTAAGGTAACCATGCTCAACATCCATGTTAAAATACACTCCGTTCAGTACATTTTCATTGATAAACGTAATCCAAGTTGGTGCAAGTTTCAATCTGATGTCTGTCATAATTTTCCCCTTTATTATTTTTTATATAACTAAAACTGCCCCTACTGGACTCGAACCAGTACAATGTCGGGATCAAAACCCGATGCCTTACCGTTTGGCGAAGGGGCAATAAATTTATAGACCTTAATGTGCCAAGTGGGACTTGAACCCACGCTCCCATGATTAAAAGTCATGTGCTTTACCATCTAAGCTATTGGCACTTGTAGTTGGAGTGGTGGGATTCGAACTCACGACCTCTGCGTCCCAAGCGCAGCGTTCTAACCAAACTGAACTACACCCCAATAGATGCGGTTTTTTTTATTTAGCAGACCGCAAACTGCTTACCAAACTAAGTTGGATTAATAGCCCATCGGTTTATACCTCACATTCTTTTATTTTTTGTTACAACTTAGATCTACGTTAAGTGAAGCGTAACAGATTTCGAAGACTATTTTTATTTATCCCCACTCTGCGGATATCTGCGGATGTTTGAAACACTCAATCTCTTAGGTGTTTAACGTAGACAAATTTGTAACATAGCACAGACGATCAACTCTGTGCGCACTGCCCTTGTCGAGCAAAGGGAGACGAGACGCTTAATAACACTTGTCAGCTTTTGTTATAAAAAAAATATTTGCTGTTAGCGTCTCATATGCAAGGCACGTTTACAATTTTTAAAAAAATAAAATAAAGATAACTACAATTTAAATACTTTTAAGAATTATATCTAATTTGCTGTGTGTGCCTTAAATCGGGACGAGGAGACTCGAACTCCCAGCCTTTGGTTTATAAGACCACTGCGCTCACCGGTTGCGCCACGTCCCAGTAAAACCCTACTCCTTGTAAACAATTTGTAGGTAAAAGGAAATTCCTTTTGTTCAAGCATTTTCTTTCAGTCTAAGACCTTAGTTGGCTTTAGGTAACTGCTTAACCAACATCGTACTCCATATGTGACTGTCACCAACCCAATCACATATTTCATCATACATGATAGTAATCTTGTTACTATCCCAAGCTCCCAGTTGGACTCGAACCAACAACCTGTTGATTACAAATCAACTGCACTACCAATTGTGCTATGAAAGCATAAACTGAGCCACAGCCTTTCATCTGTAGACACTGTACCTGAGTTCAGTCTGCGCAAACACTTATCAGGGGTCTAATTTATATGCGACCGGCATTGCTAATATGTTATACAGTGTTTTCATTCAATATCTTTTACAAAAGCTTCCTATGGCAGGACTCGAACTCTGCATCTCCTCCAAAGAGGTATTCTCTCCGTTGAACTACAAGGTATACTTTTGTCCACAACTTTATTCCTGTTGTACGGACGAAGAATAAAGTTTCGTACAGTGGGGATATCAAATGGCTTTATCTTCACTACTCAGTTTGATCTTTTTATGAAAACTCATGCGTGAGAGATGGTTGCGTTGCTTCTAACAGAGACCTAACTGCTCACTCACACTACCAGTATTATATTGGCATACTGTACCAAGCCGCCTTTCACGGCAAACGCTTCCTTTATACAAGACGCTTTATTTTGGTTCATAGTTTAAAAGGCTATTCCAGAATATAATTTTGCTGTATGCGTCTTTTTTATTTTTTTATACCAGATGCTTTACGGCATTCTCAATCGGGTCGTATCTCTTCTGGTTGATTGCATCTAAAAGAATCTTGTACGGATCTAACTGATTGCTCATGAACATCTTAAGAAGATGAACACTAAATCCGCTACAAAGAATCATTCCAAGATCATTCTCCTGCATTGGGATTGTATTATCTACGTTCCCACTCAAATTCCAGAAACAAATCTTCGGAAGAAGATAACCATGTTCCTTATACTCATCTTTAATTGTATCAAATAGGCTTTTATTATAATTAAAATAGCGTTCGTAGCGTCCGTCAAACTGCATATCAGAACAAATGACAACCATTTTGGGCATTTCTTCCTGAGAAACATTATTTTCGATAGCTGTATTGAGTATAAGCTTCATTGTCTTATAGATGTTGGTGTTACTGCAATCATCCTCTGCGTATGTTTTCCTAATCTTGTCTCTAAGAGTCTTGCAGTTAGAAAGATCAACGATTTTAGGAGAAGAAGAGAACGTAATGAACTTATTCTTCCATTCACTTGAGTTATGATCTGCCATATAAATAGCAAGAGCAGTAGCAACATCAAGAGGACGATAGCTTATTCCAAAACCACCAGTCATAGAGTAAGATCCGTCTCTTACCACAAGTACATTATCCAATGTATATGTGGGAAGGTTCTTCCATAATTCCTCATATGTGGTGTCCTTAAGTCCATTCCTCATGTAATTATAAACAATTTCATGAGGCTGTAACACTTTTGCATTGATCTTTGTAGTGCCGTTTTTAAGAGATTCCAGATAGGCTTCTCTCCTTTCCTTGTCGTTTCTGAGGAATGCACCCTGATAGATCAAATTCGCCTTTGACGGGACTTTTGAGTAGTCGATGGATGCCCATTTCCCGGCACTCATGAACACCTCAGTTACCCCGATAAAATCACGAAGTGCAGAAAGTGTCTTTCTATATTTACTTTCAGACCATTTAAAACTACTAATAATATTCCTTGCGAGTTCTCTGGTTCTTTTTGAAGACGCATTCTCACTTGGCATCCATTTTGCACATAATGAGACTGGCTTTCCTTCTTTCATGTTCCTTTTATCAGTCTCTATTTGCTTCTTCAGGAACTCAATAGCCACATTATGCGTGTTCTTATTCTCTACAAATACCATGAGAGAATCAAACCTGTTGTATTCAGGAATAAAAGGCATGACAGCAAGGGCTATATCAGTATGGTACTGAATAAGGTAACTCATGCAAGCTCTGAACTGCTTTCTTTCGCCAATCCCTTCCCTGATGTCACCAAGATAAAAGAGATATCTGAGAGCGGCGATCTTATCCTCATAGAATGCTCTTTCGAACATTGCCTGAATTTCAGCTTCACTCTTTGCTCTTAATGCACTTATATGAAAATTATAATCAAGCAGTTCGCTCCCAGAGGTTTTGTAAGCAATTGCTCCATTTTCAGTAAGGCTCTTCGTGGTTTTAACCTGATTCTCCATCATGTTATAAAAATTCATCTTAATCCTCCTCAACAAGACACCTTTTTATGCTTGCTTATAAAATACAAAATACATATTTGCTGCATGTGTCTTTTTCCTAAGCACAAAAAAATTCTTTACCCTAAAAGATTTTCAATATAATTGCTGTTTGTGCTTAAAGACCGAATGCAGGAATCGAACCTGCGTCACTCGCATATGCTTAAGTCTCCTACCACTGGATGAATTCAGTCTTATTCGATGTTTTTATCTCATCGTTCTGCTGTGCTAAGGCTTGATTTTTGAGATGCTAACTCATCAAATATTTAATTATCCTATATTGTTAGCTTCTGGATAATTTTTGTCAGTTAAGTACCGACTAAACTGCATTGGCACAAAAACAAAGAAAGGAGATTTAAAAAACAGCCAATGCTCTGTTTAATACTGTGCATGGGATTCGAACCCATACTGTACTGCTTTTGAGACAGTTGCCTCTGCCAATTGGGCTACCACAGCATAATAAAGTGGACACGGTGGGATTCGAACCCAATCTTCCTGATTGCAAGTCAAGCGCTCTCCCAGTTGAGCTACCGGCCCATATGAGGGAAACACGGTTTCAAAAACCCTCTCTGCTACTATTGGACTAAGGCTTTGCTGATTGCCCATTATCCTACCATTGCAGTTTACTTCAGCAAATTATTTTGTCATCGTGTTTTTTGAATGACTCGAACAGGAATTAAACCTGTGACCTCCGGGTCCCGAACCAAGCGCTCTAACCACTGAGCTATCGAGTCAAAGTGGCAACTTCACTGTTGGTCTGGATGGTTGCCGCACCCTAATGTCTTTCCATTAAGTCAATTATCTTAAATTATTTGGCGATAATTACCGGGGCGGAAACGGCAGGACTCGAACCTGCGAATATTGGCTTTTTGTCAGGAATTACCAACCTTTCGGTGTTGACCGTAACCTGTCTTTCTTTGGTCTCAACCCAAACGCTCTCCCAACTGAGCTACGCTCCCATAATGACCATCCATCCAAAGATCGTTCAACGATGTCTCCTCTCCGTGAGGTTACTCCACCCCTTTCGGTAATAGCTTCACACCGCATCACTGTGAACTGTTCATGGCCTCGATATATTTCATTTCAAATAGTGCGGGCAGGGATTTACACCCTGCATGACAAACAAACAAGTTGATCGGGTTTGCTTATTTCTCTTAGTCACTTTTTGAAGCGTTCGCTGTTATCTTCTGGAGAAGCACCCTAACACTAAGCGTATACCTATTCCGCCACCGCACTAAAGCGACACAGCCTCGCGCAATCTGAAGGATTCGAACCTTCGCACGGCTGTTAACCGTCTCGTAGTTTTCAGGACTACTCTCTTCAACCACTTGAGTAAGATTGCTTAACAAGGCACAATAAATGTATTCTCAAATAATACTTTTACATATTTGCTGTATGTGCCTTTATTTCTAAACGCTTTTTCTTTTGGTTGGATTTGAACCAACATATGATACTTTTCAAGAGTATTGTCTAACCATTTGACTACAAAAAAATGATTGCTGTAAGCGTTTATATCTTTTTGATGATTGACGGGATCACCATTTCTCGACATCTATAAATAGATGCCGCCTTAATTGTCTGGTAAATAATTGAGGAGTTGAAGTCGCATATTCACCAAGATAGACAGCGCCGGAACGTAGACAGTGCTTGCGTACACGCTACGCATTAACGGCCTCCGGCAAGACCTACTCATGAGTCGGTATTCTGCAAAGATCGCAACATCATTTGCTATACCGAGTCGCGGGGGCAGGATTCGAACCTGCGACCTTCGGGACATGAACCCGTTAAGCTACCAGACTGCTCCACCCCGCAATATTGTTGGTGCTTGTTTTAATTTATTCAAACACCAACAAGCAAAACAAAAAAACAAAAGAAAGGAAATTACTACATGAGGCAGGAGGTTTTGTTCACCTCTGTCTTACATGGTATATATTAGCATATAATTGTGAACCTGTCAAGTATTATTTAATATTTTTTTCAATATTTTTTTCAACTTTTTCAGATCGTTCCTAACAATAAATCATGCATAAATGTTTGTCTCTTAATGTTCTCTACCTTCTTAATCGCTCTCTTAACTGCTCTTTCATCTCCAAGATGAAAACACGTTTTAATTGTTCTTGTCAGCGCAACATAAATAAGATTGGAAGACAGCATAAACGTATGACTTTCTGGCGAAATAAAAATAACATACTTGGCAGATGATCCCTGTGATTTATGGACGGTAATCGCATATCCCAGTTGCACATCTCGCATATCACCCTCAGTATACTCTGCTATTTCATCGTTGAACTTAATATAAATATGCCTATCTCTAATGTCTACAATCTCTCCGATCTCTCCATTTGCTATAAACATATCTTCCTGATCAATGTAATACTGGTTTTCTTCGTTGTCATATTTCACTGTTCTGACACGATAATTATTTACTGTTTGTATAACTATATCGCTAATATAGTATTCGTGTTCAAAGATTTTGATTCCATGCTCTGTATTATAATATGGATTTATTTCCTGCTGAAGCCTACTATTAATTGCCTCAGTACCGTAATCACCTACTTTTTGCGCAGATAATAACTCGATATCATAAGGCTTTACACCTGATCCGATCAGCTTCTTATATAAAGCAACAGCATTATTCACGATATTTTCTTTTGATGTTTTTATAAACCTATAATCATTACCATAAATTAAAATAGGTTCTTTTGCTGATCCAAAGAAGTCTTTTCCGTTTCTCACATCAGTAGCCACCATCATCAGTCCACCATCAGCATAGCGGAACACCTTTGAAAGTGACACTCTTGGAATTATATTTGTATTGATAAACTCATGAAGCAGGTTGCCACATGATACGGACAGAAGCTGTGCGTTATCTCCTATGATCACAAGCTTTGTTCTGCTAAAGTCAATTTGTTTTAATAAACGGTAACAAATTATAATATCAACCATTGAGAATTCGTCAACGATTATTACATCAGTGAAAGTTAATTCGGAATCATATCTTTCACGAATTGCCAACCACCTGTGTATTGTCATTGCTTCATCATTAGTATAATCCGTTATAACTTTTGCGGCCTTACCAGTTGGAGCTAAAAGAAAATAGCTCAGATTGTTGTCATTCAGCATTTTAATTAGTGCCTTTATTGTAAATGACTTTCCTGTTCCTGCACATCCGTTAAGAATACTGATACTATTTTTAGTAACCATATCTAAAAATTGTATCTGCTCATCAGTCAATTCAACACCATCTATATTTTTATAGAGTGAGAGATCAATTTTATTATAGAAAAAGGGCTTCTTTATTACATCCAGAATAATATCAGCGATACCTTTCTCTATATCAAACACTTCTTGCAGAGATACAGCCATCATTTTAGGATTAAAATATAGCGAATCATCCGAAATACACGTATTGAATTTATCAACGCATTCTGGACATAGCTCTGCTACTTCCTGTCTCAAGTCCTTAACTTCAATATAAGTGTTACCCCCATCACGAGCTTTTTCCAGTAGGTATCTCATGCAAGATAAGCACCTGCTCCCACTGTTGATTATGTCACGACTTATTCCATACTGGTTGTTATCAATTCTTGCTATTTGTTTAATCAACCTATCAGCTTTTATAAAACCAATACGCTGAACGGAGCAGAAGAACTTATACGGATCATTTGCCAATGCAGTCTTAGCCTCATCAACAGACGGATATAATTCATATATACGTGCAATGAGTGACGCTGACATAATATCTCCAAACGCCACAATAAAATCCATCTCTCTAAGATTACTCAGCACTCTTTTCTTTATTTTCTCATACGCTTTTTCTTTTATGCCACGAGTTTTTGAGTAATCAATTGGTTCGTCACGCACAATCCTGTCCAATATATCTGGATATGCTGACAGCAACGTTGCCGCATATGACGGAACAACAGAATTGAGAAATATAGCTACATCTTTAGATGAATAATTGCCGTTATACTCCTGTCCAATATGAAACACCCTATAGGAAATTCCGTACTTGCTGTTTTCTTCTGGTTGAGCTATGATGGTATATTTCTCGTCATAATTTAATTCTGGGATATATCCAAATATCTTCACAACACTATAATTGATACCATCATCAGTAATTAAATCTTTGGACGCATTCATAAGATATACTCGCCACCATCGCTCACCATCATATTGTTTTTCAAACATCTTCCTGTTCAGCGTGGCCTGAAAGGTTATTGTTCCAGTATTGGCATTTTGTGTAGTGCTCATCTTTTAAGTACCTCATATTGATTTAAAATCAATTCCATTTCATTTGTCACAACCCATTCACCATTAGCGTTTGGTTTCTTCTTAAACTCCAAGCTAAATTCTGGAATCCTAAGAACAGACCACAGCCCAAATGGATTCTTCTTATAAACCTTAGATTGTTTGATTCTGGTCTTCATCTCTTCGCCATCGCTGATTCTTCTTGCCGTGAACCTTGGTTTTGTTGTGTCTTTTAACTCAACATAATCAATAATCACATAGATATCCTCTGGTGCTTTGGGATAAATGTAATCTACATACTCAAGGTATTCTTTTTCGAATTGCATTTGTGATACTACTCCAAAGCTTTTATCATCAAGCTTCGCAGACAGCATCTTTACTATCTCAACCCAGTTAATATCCTTATAGAGCTTCGCTGTTTCTTTCCCAGAAACCTTTTGCATTATATATTCGTTCAAACCAAGTTCAGACATTTTATCCTTCTTCACTTGTTTGATGTTATAAAACTTATCAAACAAGTCGATAACCTGCAACAGATAAGCATTGCCACCAAAGTCAGAAAAGAAATTAAGTCCAGTTAAAATCTCAAGCTGTCGTGAGTTTACAGATGTTTTATCCTTAATATCTATTAGCAGATCAATGTAGTTATCATACTGATTCTCTTTTGAAAGGGTCATTAATTCATCTGCAATCTGAGCATTACAGTATTTAATAGACTCTATACCCTTATAGATTGCATGGTTGGGTTTATCCACGGAATAATCGGCAATTGATTTTCCGTATTTAATTGAATTAATTGTAATGTTCTTAAGCTTTGCAAGGTTAGTTCCGAATACAATATCATCAGCGTTATTCGCGCAATTCAGATATGCCGCAATGAACTCTTCTGGATAATAGTATCGTAAATATGCACAAAGATAACCTATCATAGAGTAGCCCTGCGAATGATTAAATCCGAACATGTATGATGATGCATCCTCAATAATCTTCAAAAAGCTTTTTGCCTCTTCTTCTGCGACACTCCTTGGCTGAGAGGACATCTTGCAGTATCCATCAAGTATATCGGGCAAAGCTTTTTCAAGTATGTCAACTCTTTTTCTTCCAATAGCTCGTCTGAGGTTGTCAGCCTCTGACCCGCTCATTCCGCATATCTCTTGCAGGAATTTAATTACATCTTCCTGAAATACAAGATAGCCATTATTAGCCTTAAGTAATTCGTCAATCATTGGTGACGGATTCTTATTTATCTCACCAGACAGCAAACGATCTCTGTAGCTTGCCCCAGATGGTCTAAGTGCGGCATTCACAATAGACATATCATTGATTTTGTGAGGATGAAAATCTTTTAACATCCTAAACGCTGACGAACTTTCAAACTGGAATATTCCCGCAGGACTTGTTATCATATCGTCCCATACCTTATCATCATACCAATTTATCTGATAAGACTTGGGATATGGAATTCCTGCATACTCGCAGGTTAAACGTAAAACTTGGAGGGATTTTAGTCCTAATAAATCATATTTCACAAGGCCAACGTTATCATGAATCTCTTCCATGTTGATATACATGATCTGCTTACCGTCACTGTTCCAGAAGCAACCATAGTTGTCTGGTAAAGTTACTGGTGCAACAACAATTCCGGCAGGATGCATACTCTGAGAAACCACAGTGCCGTTGATTCCATCAAAGTAGTAAAACAAATTCGGATAATCTTCTGTTCTCAGCTTTTTCATATCATTATTTGCTTTATTTATTTTCTCCTGAATAGACGCACATAGTTTTTCATTATTGTTTTCTTGTGCATTCTTCAGACTGTCATAAAGAGAATCAAGCTCATCTTTTATCATTGAGTAACGATTTTTGATTTCAGCTACTTCATTCAACGGAATTGATAACGCTCTTCCGATCTCATCTATTGTACCCTTATCAGATACAGTGCCCAATGCTAAAATATATGCGGCCTTATCATATCCGAACTTATCAAAGATGTGTTCATATACTGCGTCTCTCTGATCAGGAGAAATATCAATGTCAATATCTCCTACCTCTTTACGATCCTCATTAGCAAACCTTGAAAATACTGTATTCCACTTCACAGGATCAACATCAATTATGTCCGTGATGTATGCCACTGTAGAACCACCTACAGAACCACGGCAAAATCCAATTGGAATACCATTTTCCCAACACCACTTCGTCAGTTCAGACATAAATAGCATAAAGCCTATCATGTTGATCTTCTTGAAAACCCTAAGCTCCTCAGCAATATTCGCCTTGTATTTTGGCAGATCTCTTTTATCAATTATGCCATGCTGAAGCTTGTATTTTAACCCTTCAACAATCTTTTCTTTTAAGACCGCTTCTTCGTTATCATAAAGCTTTGGATATTTGACAGTGCTATCAACGATAAATTCATCAACAGAATCTGCCATCCTATTTGTATTTTCTATAGCCTCCAAAGCTACAGTCATTGGGATAGAATTCTGTAGCTCAAACATCTTAACAAGCTCACTATATGATTTATAGGTTAAATCAAGCGAATCTTCATCGGTGTATTCGATTTTCTTTGCTTTCTGTAATATACTTCTGCACTCTGCTTTATACTTATCAAGACTATGTGTATCAGTTCCTGCTATCAACGGCTTATTATATCGTTTTGAAGCCTCATAAAGAAATCTGTTGTACTTTATCTGATCTGATGAATTAACGTGTGGCTGAATCTCATAATAGTCATATGTAGCCAACAGCCTATGATACGTTTCTTTTGCCTCATCAATTCTCTTCTGTATATTCTGAATCTTCTTATCATATTCGGTCTGAACATCCGTCATTATTTTCTTCTGATTCTCAATCCAGATTTCATATGGTAGTGGAAGAATAGTCTCTTTGGTTTTTTCAGCATTATAAGATTCAAGATATTGATTGTAATTATCTTCTGATAAATTTACAGCCACTTCTCTTATATGATTTATCTTTTCCTGTTGTAAATTATTAATTTCATCATATAATCCATCAAACGATTTAGGATACTGAGATAGTGGCGATGCCAAACAAGCAGAAATCTTGATCACATTATCTGAAATCTTAAAGAATTCATCAAATGTAATGCGAGGTTTATAATACACATGGTCTCTGTTTGTAGCATGTCCAATAAGAAGATTCATTTCTTTCACACCATCATAATTCTTTGCAACTAAGATCGTGTGGTAGTTGTCTCTCGTTTTTGGCCAAAGCTTTTCTGTAAGATAAACCTCGCATTCATGAAGATATTTCAATCCCTTAGATTCTACATACGCTTTTTTCTCTGTCCAACGAAAAATATTGCCATGTTCAGAAAAACCAATAGCTTTCTGTCCAAGTTCTGCCGCTCTATCCACATACAGCTTATAGTTGGTGCAACTATCCAACAACGAATCCTCTGTATGTAGATGATAAACAACATAATTTTTCATTTATCCAACTCCACTTTACTCTAACCAACTCAAATCAATGTCCTCAACATCCGCTTCTTTTACATTTTCAGAATCAGATTTAACGCTGACATTATTATCAGTTACCTCTTCCTGAGACTGCTGAAAATCACCAAACAGATCATCCAGTGATAAATCTGATCCCAAACCACCAAAATCAATTGCTCCGTTCTTTTTTGCCTCAAGTTTTTCCAGATACATCTTATATGGGATGTTTAAGTTTGCGGAATAACCAGATAATGTTGCGTAATAATAGCTCTCCTTCTCAATAGCTTCAGGAGAATCATAGAAAATCTTATCCGCTTCATCAGGATTTACTACTTTTACAGTCTCATATCTTTTAATTTTATCCTCAATATCACGAACTGTTTCAATCACAATATTCTTCCAGTAATCTATCAACTCATCTGTGATCTCTACATGAACATAGCAATCAGAAATACTAAATTTTTCCTTCACATCATCCGGGAGACAATCAATAGAATTTTCAAGCTCCATTCTGCTCAGATAATCGTCAATTTCATCCTCGTAACCAAGCTTTTTAAGCCACATTTTTGCAGAAGTGGCAAGACTCTTGCCAATCTCTCGCCTTTCAATGTCTCTTCTCTTAATAGTACCATTAGCCTGAGTACAATTAACTGTTACATACTTCAAAAAGTTCCATTCAATGTTTATTGTCTTAACAGGAATATTCTTCATCTGGCTAAGACCCAATGCATAGCACACAAGCTGTCCACACTTCTCTTTTTGAGCAGAACCAGAGTATTTTGTGCTCGTTTTGAAGTCCAGAATATCATAAGAACCATTCTTATTTACACGGATGGCATCAATATATCCCTGAAAAACAATATCATCAGCAAATTTAGTAACAACAAAACGCTCTGTGGCTATTTTTTCACTTATCTTATTATGATTTTTAAAGAAATGTGCGAGGTTTTCCTTGTATTTGGCCGCTATACTCCTATTTTTCTCAGAATCATTCCTATCAAACTTCAAATCGGCAACATCAATCAGTGCTGTCCAGTTAGTTTCAAAATAAGACTCCATATCTTCATAAGGAAGCTCATTATTATACAGTTTTTCAAGTATCTCGTGGCATAATCCTCCCATTACACCATAAACACAGTCCGTTCTGTCTTCTCTTTTCTTTGCTATGTATGTAAGGTAAAACTCATACAGATAATTCCTTGCTTTTTCAAGCCTTGACCAACTCCAAAGCGTATCTACACCGTATTTTTCTTTAATTTTCTCAAGTTCATTAGATGTTAACCTCATTCCTTCTCCACCTTTACACTTTTTAGATAAGCGGCATGTTCTGCCGCATCATATTTTACTCTTTCAGAGAGTAGTTGTTGAAAAATCCTATCTCCACAGTCAACTGGTGCATCTTTTTCTCCTAACAATCCATGCGTATCATAAATATACGACACCCTTCTGATGAGATAGAATTTACTGCAACAATATCTTAAATAATCTCTGTCTATATCATTATCAAACGCAATAATGATCTCTACGTTTAGTCCAATCAGTATTTTTATCTGTTCAAGTGATAGCGAATGTCCTTGAACAGCAACTCCTGTTGAATCACCAAGCGAATCTCTCTTCAATACTGACTTTTCAGCTTCATAGACAACCACATATTTTGCTTTCTGTATGGCTTCCATGTTCTCATACAAGCCAAAAAGGTTTATTGACTTCGGATAGTTTGGTGTTATCCAATATTTTTTAATTCCTAACAAATCTGCATGTTCAACTGAGGTTCTCATGTTATAGCCTATAAGCTCCCCAGTCAACCAATATCTTAAAGGGATAACTGTTCTTTTTCTTTGATATGAATAGCCCAGTCCGAACTTTTTCCATGTCCACGGCATAATCCCTTCTCTCACAAAGCTAATATGCGGATATGGAGCATATTCTTCCGTGTTTTCTATCTCTTTTACTTCAATATCATTGGCTATACAGATCGCTCTTTTCTTACGAACCTTCTTGAACCAATATAATGGATCTTGTTTCTCATCCTTGAGTTTATCCTGTTTGCTTGGCTTATCTTTGATTAAAAAATTCAGTCCAAAAAGTTCATGTATATATTTTATGGTGTGGTAAAAGTCATTTTTCTGCTTCTTGAGTTTCAAACAATAGGAAACCAGTGTGAATATATCTGAAGCTTCTGGAAATTCTTTTTCTCTTGTATAATCCTTAACAGATAAACCATGATTCATCTTGACAGTGATTGCCGATGTATTATCTCCATCTGGATTAGCGCAAGTATAATAAGCTTTGTTATTATTGTTGTGAAAAATAATATGATGGCAACCAACAGAGTCAAGTATCTTATATATTTTATCTTTATCATAAATATATTCTTTCAACTCATTGACTGTCATCATATTACCTCTTTAAAAATCTGGTAAAACATTACATGTCCCAATCTCTTTAATTATATTCCTGCTCATATCATGTTCTATCACGATCTGATAGCGGTTTGCTGTACCCTCTCTGTTTTTCGTGATGAACAAGATTTGATAGTGTTTATCTTTATCTAAGTTCACTGCAATTTTTGTTTTGCCATTCTTACCTTCTCTTCTATATACTGTTAACTCTCTTTTCTCACCCGGATATTCATCTTCATATAGATCTCTGATCATAATAGCTGTACTTGCCACATCTATTATGTTCTTAGCAAGACCAGTTGAGTCCTGTGTGTAATACCTCTGATGAACAGACCCCTTACTTAACTGTGCTGTGATCAGAATATGGACATTTTTTGCTTCTGGTTTTATTGTATCATTTATCTCCACCATATGCTGTTGCATCTGCAACCATGATGATTCAACTGATTCTCCTGCATCAAGTTTGAAGGTATCTAAGATGAAATATTCAACACCAAGAGCGGCGAATCTTTTAATTGTCTTAATAACGTTCTTTGTTTTATACTGAAGAAACGGAATAACTGTGATCATATGATTTTTTGTGTTCTCTTGAATCCATTGCTTAGACTCCTCAAGAATATTACGAACCTCTTCGGTATAATTTCCATTTCTCAATACATGCTTCTGAAGATCCTTCTTCAAAATATTGTTTGCAACATATATCAGTAATTCTCGTTGCCATTTAATCAAGTTATCCTCATTGATCATGGCAACAATCTTTTTGCCCTCTTTTAAGGCTGAGGGAATACAAGCATTTCTGGCAAATGTAGATTTACCAACGTTACTCAATCCCATTACAAGTGTGATTGAACCTAAATACTGTCCACCAGTTTCAGCCGTAAGCATATCCATATCATGGTATGGTAAACCAAGTGCTACTCCTGCATCAAGATCATCAATTAATTTGTCAAGATCAAAGGCAATATCATATGTCTTTGCTTCTCTGTCTATGTTGGCATAAATTCCGTTTAGATAAGCTTCCCACTCATCATAGATCTGATCAGAAGTCATATCACAGTATTTTGAAATGTTATCTCCTACACCAAATCCACTCTTGGCAAGTTTAATAACACCATTCCATTTTCTTAACTCTTCTACATATCCGTCAAAGTTTTCAAGGCTTATTTCTGCCATTGCCTTTTCAAGTGTATCATATCCACCACTCTCGTAATACTTCTCTCTGAGCTTATCATGCTTCTCAAGATAAAGCCCAACTGTCATATCATCCAAGACTGGTTTGTTTTCTACTCGTAATAGCTGTTGTGCTATCGCAAAATAAACTCTCCATGAGTTATTGGAAAACTCTTCAATCTCTAAGTTCGTACTGAAGAACAACTCCGAATTTTTATAAATTGAAGCAACTATATTAGCCTCTGAGGACATTTTAATGTCACTGATTTTCTTTATAGTTTCCAGTAGTTGTTTTTCGAACGAACTCAATCCGTTCTTTTTTGTCATTATAAATCACCCCACAAATCTTCATTGGTGATTTTAGTTTCTTTTTCCTTGTGTATCTCTTTGTACTTTTCTGTTCCTCTGGCAGTCTTTGTCTCGGTCAAATATCCACTTACTGTGAGATTATTAAGCTCCTCCGAATTTTTCTTCTTTTCAACCGCTCTGTAAACTTCATTCATATGGGTTTCACAAATCTTAAGAATATAGTTAAATCTATGCTCATCATTTTCAAATGTATTTCGTGATAGTCCAGTAACAATATCACCATTATACATTTTTAACGTAAGCAATATAATATCAAAACCGATGTTGCCGCGATCCTTTTGGTAATTATTGTCATACAATTTGCCCTTGCCAAGACCCTTAAGCCGTAATACCATTTTTCTTGTTAATGGTTGACTTTCATCATACCCCATTAACGCTTTAACATAAAAATATAGATCATCAAAATCTTTTATTTCTTTTTTAGTCATGCAATACTCCAATAAATAATTGCCCGCCAACTATTTGCTGACGGGCAATGACAGTGTTGCAAGATGTTAGCCAATCATGCTACGGACTTCTTTTGCATCTTTAATTGATGAGATTTCAAGAGGATTGTTGTAACCAAGCTGTTTAACCTTGAGCATGATCGGTCTGAAAACATCCTGATTTGACTTGTTTTCCTTTATAAAATCAACAATCTCGGTAATGATTGCGTCTAATTCCTTTTTATCCTTTTTCTCGTTCTCTAAACGCTCGATTTCCTTCTTGTGATCAGCATCAATCTTCTCCTGTTTCTTCTGGCTCTCCTCAAATGAGCCATTCTTATTAACTTCATACTTAATGGCTTCAACGAGGGTGTTATAAATAGCATCAGCATCAAGAGGTATTTCGCTGTCAATGTGGCTGAATCTACTCTTTGAGTCTACAGAGTAATTATCATCACGGAAAGTTACCTTTCTGCTTTCCTGCGCTATCTTACTGCGTGTGACAACCTTTCCGTTCTGATCTTTCTTATTTGTTTTTTCCTGAACGATGTTGCGATCAATATAAGCAACACCAAGGAAATGAAGCTTGGTCTTGATGGTATTGAAATCCCTGATTGCCATGTTTGTGGTAAGGCTTGTATATTCCTGACCAGTTAATGCATCGGTCTGCTGACGAGCCTTTACATGACCAATAATAATAAAGTTGACTCCGACTTTCTTCAGTTCCCAAAGCTTATTCAGGACGATTTCAGCGGCCTTATCATCACCTGCCATGTAACCACCGAATGCCGCTTTAATTGTCTTGACCTGCTTTTCAGGATTCAGTCTGTTGTGCATATTGACAACCTCATCTTTTGCAATTAAAATCAGCTCATCATAGGTGTCAATAACCACAACTCTGAGGTTAGGGTATTCAGAGGTCTTATTTTCAATAATATCATCGACCATATCCTCAAATCCGATTGTATTATTGTATTCATCATATTCGGCAGACCATTCAGGACAGTTTATGTAGTTGATTCCTTCAATTGCATCAGCACCATCCTCTTTACCACACTCCAAGAATAATGCTCCATCTTCACCCAAATGCTTTTTACACATCTCCCAGATGGTTGTAGTTTTTCCAATTCCGCTCTCCCCGATCAAACCAATATTGTATCGGAACGGATCTACATTTACTTGGTTCTTTTTACCATATGCCATGCGTTTTATCTCCTATTTTTTGGTTATTTTTAAAGGTTAAGTTCACTCATCCAGTCATCAAGACCATCTTCATCATCATCAGAAAGCTTTTCGAACTTCTCTTCTGCTTCTTCCTCTTTCTCATCTTCCACAAGACAATCAAGGGCGAGATCGTCTTCTTCATATTTGCGTTCTGTAATGTCGGCAGTTCTCTTAATTGAACCATCTTCCTGCTCAACATCCTTCATAGCAGGTCTTACGAGAACCATTCTTCTTAGTACACTACCAGATCCTGCGGCAGTCTGAAGAGCTTCCTCAAGTGTTCTTAATCCAAACTCAATCTGAAGCTTAATATCATCATCAAGATCATCTTCTGTAATCTGGACAGTAGAACCGCTCTCAATGAATTCACCTTCAAACTTGATTTCCGTAACACCCTTTCTTACATTAAAGAACTTCTCTCTGATCTTCTTAATCTTCTCAGGCTCATTAAGGAATCTTGAGAAATCAAATTCAAAGCTCTTATGTAATGGTACGCATCCATTTACTTCCTTGTTATTGAAGGTCTTGAAGTATTCAAGTACGATACCATCAATGGGACAAAGGCCAGTCTTTTTATCAATAGTTCCTGCGCATCCCTTTGTAAGAAGGATGCTCTGAACGAATGTGGCAGTATCAGGGACATCGTTATTAACAACCTCAATTCGGGTGATTTCCTTTCTTACCCTGACATTGCCATTGTAATAGTCATATCTCAAACGACCATTTACTCTGATTCTTGTTCCATCTTTCAGATGTTCATTAAGATAGTTAATTGCATCATAAGGAGACAAAAACTCTTTAGTAAAGATCTCACCTTTAGTTGTATTCTCTACACCGACTCTAATGAAACAGCTTCTACCGATTTCTGAAAGGATACTTTCGTCTGTTCTGTCTTCCCATGCGATCTTATCAGTGTTGGAGAAATCATCTGATCCATCAGCATTCTTCTTATGAACATAAATGAAGGTGTCTCTGTTCTCAGAATATCCACCCCAGAGTTCACAATAAATATTTCCGTACTTGCTTCCGCAGTTAACTCCAAGGTTCATCCTGTTGGAAATATAATCACTACTCTGTGATCTCTGATCAATTGAAAAAGTCCTATCGTTAACAATTGCCTTTCCTACCAGTGTGAATCTGCTTGCCTGACCAGTTTTACTCAGCGTTTTCTTTTCCATATTTTAATTTCTCCTTATTAAATAGTATTATTATTTACTTCTTCAAGCTTCTTTTCAAGAGCGGCACAGCAATTCTCGTGCTTCTTCATATTTGCTTCAACACGGTTAATAACTTCCTGAAGTCTCGATATAATATCCATATACCTATTTGCGCTGTACTTATGATATTTCAGATCTGCTTTCCATGCGGCGATCTTCTTTCCAACTTCTTCATCATATTCATCCTTTGGGCTACAAACTGCCTTTCCTACGAAATCAGTTTTGGGGTCACAAATATTACCACATCTTTTAAATGAATTAATTGCTCCAATAAAACAATACAGCCCCTGATCCCACAGCTCATTTATAAATGTTTTTGTATTTTCAGTCTTGGCAACAATCGTCTTTTTCTCATCGTCAATATAATACTTTGTATTCATGTTTTTCGCCCTGATCGTTTTCCACATATTTTAATTTCTCCTTTTATAAGATTGTAAAATGGATACTCAGTTCATTAAGTATCCATTTCCCACGTTTATGTTAATAACATATTAGCATATTATTTTCAACTTGTCAAGCACTTTTAGGGAGAATTATAAAACTTCTTTTAACGTTACCAAAAACGAATTCATACACCGTCCCATCATCCTCATCCTCAATCACATTGCATTTATCCCAGTCACTTAAATAGATTTCCGTTGCACCATCATTAAATGATAGCTTTATATTGGTTTTATTATCATCAATCCATACACCATTTACTGAGAATGTGTTATACTCTGTATCACCGAATCCATTATTTTCAACACACTCAATACAACTGTTAGCTTTAGTCAATGCAGAAATAAAATTTTCGATCATATACAAGCCCTCCCTGTAAATTCTTATCCTTATTTTAGCACCACACAGTTCATGTGTCAAGAGAAAAATGAACACTTGTTTTTGTTGTTATCCATTTTATCGAGATGTATATTTAATTCAATTGTTATTAAGTGTTTACAAAATTATTAACAATATCATTTTTCATCCTTATTAGTGTCAAATAATCGTTGTGGTTCTCAATTATATCGAGAACCACAACATCATACACATTAGATAAGATACTCTTCATTCTCAGATAAGAAAGCACGTTTTCCTTTATTGTAGTTGTTAAACCTGTCAATAAACTTCTGTTCATTTTCTTTTATTTCAAGCCAATCTTCTACCGACATCCCGGCCTCATCAGCACACTGATTCAGATATTCTATCTTACCAGAGTTCTCAATATTAGCCGCTGTTAGAGAATATCCAAATTCATTCATGAACTTATTTAGCCGAACAAAACAACGCACTCCCTTTCTGTATGGATTATCTTCTGCATTCCTACGCTTCTTCGTTTTAATGATCAGATCATACGGCTCATCAGGAGATACTGGATAATCTCTGCTCCCGGTGTAAATTATCTTTGCTTTTGATGCCTCAATAGCAATGTACTTTAGCTCATTAGATATCTCTAAAACTCTCCCGGTACATAGTCGAATCGTGTTCTTCTCCTGATCAATATCTTGTCTTCTTGCATTGGCTAATTCTTCCCATTGTTTTCCATAACTGCCAATTCCCTCAAAAAGACCAAGAAGCAAGAAAGCATCTCCGTCATTCTTTAGCTTCCTGCAAATATCAAGGACTTCTTGCCTTATTAGTACGACATTCTTTTGTTTGTTTATACATTCTCGCAGAACATTTTGTGTAATTAATTGCCAATTATTTTGCCCCGATTCTACTAAATTATTTTGTAAGCACCACTGAGTGTAGCTTGTTAATAGCGACCTATATACAACCAACGTGTTAACAGAACCAGTGTTTAAGAACTTTAGAAATGCTATACCTTCCGTTGCGCTCCATTCAGAAATATCCCTATCATATGTATTCTCAAACACAGTGCTCTTCTTAAATAGCCGAAGTAGGTTCAGGTAGTTACTTTTAGCAATATAGTTCTCATCAAAATATCGTTGTTTCCTTTCTGCATTATATAACTCTGTTATTATTTCGTTCATTTTCTCTCACCTACCTCATTCACTTTTCTCAGAATAGTATGAACTGATGCATTCGGAGCAAGACCATTTCTTACCTTTATATCTATCTCATTGATCATGTCAAGACCATTGCACATGATACAGTATAAGATGCAAACAATTCTTACATCGTCTATTTCTTTTGTTGCAGATGGATCATATTGATCAAAATACGCTTCAAGACCAGATTTAATCTGGTTTGCAATCTTTCTTACCTCAAGATTCTCTTCGTCTTTCTTAATCTTCTTCGTGAAGAAAATCTTATCTACTGCCAAGGCAAAAGTTCCAACAGGGATTCTGGGATTATTTCTATCAAGCTGTCTATACCAGATGAAATTCGGATCATCATTCAATCTGTTTACAACTCTGTTTGACAACCTCTCTTGGTTAAGTGAATCAGAGTCAAGTTTCTTCATCTTTGTCTTCTGATCCTTCTGCCAGATAAATTGTTGTGCTCGGCTTTCAGTATAGTTTGTAATTCTGATTTCCATTGGATAATCAAAATCAGGATTCAGGTTACACATCTTCACGATTGACACATAACGGTGGTATCCATCTATGATATCAAATGCTTTGAGCTTATCTATCCGCAATTCCTTTGTTTCAGAATTGTAGGAGAAAGAAGATTCATCATCATCTGGGATATTCAGCGTGATATCATCAGAGATATATGCTCTGTCTTCCATAAGTTTTGATATCGCATTGATCGCTGTTTGGTTGAGAGATATCTTATAATATTCTTTGTCTCCTCTGACAATTCGCTTCAGGGTACGCTGAGTGTTTTGATTGTAATTTATAAAACCTGCGTCTCCCCATTCCCTTAGAGTCTTAGCAGATATCGCACCAATAAACTGATTATCCTGCACTTTAATCATACTAATCTTAAGTGGTAAGAATATCTTATTTACCTCAAATGTTGAGTTGGAGTATTTCTGTATTTCCACATTTACAAAATACTCAGCAAGTCTTTCTGGACAGATAACATCACATACACAGAACAGTTCAAATTCCGTTAGGATTTCGAAATCAATTCTCAATGATACGATATCTGACGCTCTGATGATGGTCATTTTGTATTTATTATTTAACTCACGCATTACGGATTGAGCGTATTCGTTCTCTTTCCGTTTGCCTATGCACTTTTCTGTTATTACGCTTTGAAGCTCTTTTATAAGCTCCTTTTTTGATTTCAGCATAATAGTGATCTCCCTTCTTTAATTTCATTTATATTATATACCACTCTATTATTTTATGCAATAGGTTTTCATTTAATTTTACACATAAAACCTCCTTTTTAAAAACTTAATAAATTATCCATAATTTTGGATGATTTATTTCTCTCATCGTTTTTAGTTACAATATAACGCTTCGTTGTCTCAATATTCGAATGACCAACCGTTCTTCTTGTAAATTCAATATCCTTTGTCTTATCATAAATAACACTACAAAATCCTGCACGAATTTTATGAGGGCTAATATTATAACCAAGGGCTTCATTACAGCGTTTATTTACAATATTATATATTTCATTTCCGCTCAATCTGCCATACTGAGAAACAAATAACGCATCTGTTTTCTGAGATCCTCTGATACTTTCACGATCACACAACCATTTGACTAATGCAGAATACGTTTTGTCACTGATTATATAAGTATGTATCTTTTCCCTCTTATCAATAACCTCTAATGTCCGTCCGTCAATATTAATGTCTGATACATTAATTTCAGATAATGCGGTTTTTCTCATACCAGTTGTCATAAACATCAACAGAATTAACAAATCTCTATTCCTTATTTTCAACTGACACCGTGATAAATTTTCGCTTTGTTCAAACATATTCTGAAGAATATTATTGAAATCATTTTCAGTTAATAATATTCGTGATTTATTGATTCTTTCGAGATCATTATTTTTGGGACGCTTAATACTTCTAATAGCGTTTTCCTGCGCAAGTCCACTCTGATATAAGTATGTGCAAAAATTATTTAAACAAGACCATACGCCTTGTCTGTACGAATCTGATGTTTTTACTTCTGATATTTCGCCGTTATTATTTACCTTTTTTGTTTGTATGTGTGTTAAATATCTTGCGATATTCTCATTTGAAAAACAATCTAATGAGATATCTTTTCCGTTACATATATACTGTATATAATTGTTTAATTTAGTTACATAATCTCTGCATGATGAAGCTGATACTTCAGAGGCTCTTAAATTATAATACCAATCAATAATAAACTGCGGCATACTTTTAATTTTTTTCTCAACTGATTCAAATATCTTTTTATCAACTTCAAGTCTTCCGTTCATGATATATTATTCTCCTTTTTTATTTATTATTTATTTTTAGACTTAAAATACAAATAACTGCCATCATCCGTTTTTACTCTTGAATATGAGTTATATTCTTTAATAAATTGTCCTGACAAATAATACTTAATATCCAATCTATCCATATCAAAACCAAACATACAGACAGGCCAACTACTCAGTGTTTCAATATCTAACTCTGTTAACGTATCTAACTTATATTCGTAATCAAACTTAAATATTAATAAGTCATTATAAACATTAATAACGTCAACAATACTATCTTTATACATTTTGTCTGTTATCACGATTTCTGTTGGAATATCAAGGTCTTTTGTAAAAACGAAATAATCCGAATAACCAAACCTCCATATATCACACTGAACGCCATCACATTGGAGTATGTCAAACAAATCACGTATAGAAACATCTTTGTCGATTATTTCTAAAAACTCATTTTCAATACGAGTCTTAACATTTGTTTTTATAAATTTCATTTTCTTCTCCTTTCCTTTATATCTGTATTCAGTATAAATGCTTTGTCTTGTTTTGTCAAGTACATTTTTAATTATTTGATTTATAATTAGAAGTATTAAGCATTGGAACAGATCGTTTCTCCGTTCTCATTGTCCACAATCTTCCACCTGATCCATCGTGAGTCAAGTGTATTTGCCCAAATGATAGATGTTTCAAGATTGTTTCTTTGCCTTTGCTTTGAGCCTGTCCAACCAACAGACTCGAAGCTTTTGGCATCCTGTGTGTAGATGGTATACTTACTCTTTGAAGAACTCATTCCAAGAAACCTCTAATTCCTCATTCCTTTTAACAATACTGCTATTCTTAGCCGCACCAGACTGAGCCACATTCGAGTAATCAAACGATACTGTTTTATCTTTTGTAAAGATGGTCATTAACCAGTCAGCAAAAAGATCAGCAGAAATATTGTTATTCAAAGCTTTTCTTGCAAACGGAATCAGTGACACTAAATGTGTCTCGTTGGCACACTTTTTAAGTGTAGCCTTTCCATTCTTTTCGCTTATATTATTAAACACATCATTGTAAAAGTCAAGACATTTTACAATTTCTTCTCTCTGGTTTTCTGTTGTAAGCGTTTCACCGACAAGCTCATTGAACGATTTGCTCTCAAACGATATGTCAGCAATATCCTGATTGAGCATTGCCCACATCTTCATGATAACAGGTAACTGCTTTCTGGAATCCATAGCTCTTTCAGTAAATATTCTCTTAAAGAACTCATGCTCACCAATATTAGAAATATTGGAAATGTCAATCATATTAGCAATGTTCTTTTCCTTTGCAGAAAGAGGCTTTCCGTTGTTCAGCTTACGGAATAATTCTCTTACCTGATCATCAGTAATGTTATCATAATAATATATGGTGAGCGAATAATCTTTGATAATATCCTGAAGAGCTTCGGGAAGATCATTAAAGCTAAGGCCGTTAATATCTTCGGTTACTTCAACACCATCTTCATTTGTATAAGTCACCTCACGAATACCATCAAGCCAATAATCTCCGTTGATGAAACCTGCGATAGCATTCATTCTCTGCTTACCATCGAGGAAATCATATACCTTCCCGTCTACCTTTCTCGCATAAAACGGAGGAACAGGATATCCTTCAATCATGGAATGGATAAGATCAGACTTTCTCTTCTGCTCCCATACATAGCTCCTCTGAATAATGTTATCAAACTTTAAAAGTCCATTGTTATAAGACTTCGTAATCTGCTTTGCGCTCCAAGTAATATTTAATTTCTGCATATTTGTTCTCCTTTAATATTTTAATTATATAAACATTATGTGCTTTTTAAACACAATATTACATTGTTCTGCTATATTCATCACACAATCTCATTCCGTGTTTATCTGCATCAAATTGTGACATTGGATATCTTTGCCATCCATCAATACAATAAAAATATACTGTATCAAACGATTCTGGCTCACTGCTAAACTCAGCTTGATTAATTACATTTACCTTAATCCATGTTATTTTCTTTCCATCTCTTTTTGCTTCATCTAACTCTCTTACCAATGCTTGTTTCAATATACTCATTGCAAAACCTGCATCTCTGCTTCCATATACATCAGAATACGTTCGATATGAGCCAAGAGAAGTTGCAACCTGTCCAAATCTTAACCGCGGCCATTTTTTGAAAGAGAACTCGTATCGCATCGGATATAATTCTCTTATTGAATCAAAATAAGCATCGCATTCCTTTTCTGTCATTTTGCAATACGCATCATTTTTTTCAAAATGTTCTTTTTCGCTTTTTATATGCTGAAAATAAAATGAATTTTCATAATCAATTCTTGTTTGAATCTCATCTGCTTTATTAAGTGATCTTTTCGCTCCAAAAATACCTGCACCAATAGAGAGAATAGCACCACCTAAACCACCAACCAGAGCACCCGGAATAGCACCAAGTATTCCACCCAACAAACGATTTTTCGCTTCTATATTTGTTGAAAGATTGTTTTCTTTTTTCTCCATATACTATCCTCCAATTGCAACAAGTGTTTATTTATTAACTAAATTTAAATGCTTCTTATTTTTATTCTTCCTTCTCTTCTGTTTTGTAATACTTCTCAAGATCACCATTCTTGATTATATTCTCAACAAAGCTCACAACCTTATCAGCATCATCTTCTGATAAACCACTTTGCATTAGATTCTCTTTTGTAAAAGGTTTGTTGTCCATGATCTTATCCTCTTTTGCTATCCTTTCTAAAAGAACCAATATCCATTCGGGTGCTTTCCTTGTTCCTGAATCCCAATTCTCAAGAGTCCGAATTGGGATTCCGTATTTCCGTGAGAACTCTGCTCGACTAATACCAAGCAGATCTCTGATTTCCTTACTATTCATCATTTCGCTCCTTGATATTATTCTCAAAGAGTGAATCCTCATATTCTGTTTCCCAAGTTAAATGACCGTCAGGCCATTGTACAAGAACCTCATCCCCTGTTGCATGGATAAAAGACCATGTAGTTTCGTTCCAACGATCGAACGGCATTTCTTTAAGGTGTCTTCTTTCAAGTATCTGCATTTTGCATCTCCTTTTCTTCAAACTTAGCGCCGCACCATCTGCAAAAATAATCTTTATCATCAACATGCATCTGACAATAGCCGCATGTGTACGATAATACGCACTTGCCATTCTGAAAACCGTGATAATAAACAATCTTCTTTGCTGTCATTGCAAAACCTCCTTCTCATCTTCAGCGCTATCAAAATCAGAACCTTCAACAAACTCTCCGTCTTCATCTACTTCGAAATACTCGATTCCGTAAGCTTCGACTTGATAGAACGATCCCGCGAAACCATTTACCTCTTTACAAGTATTTCGTTTTGTATTAAGCCACTTCATAGCTTTCTCTTTGTTTTCTGGTGTTAATTCCATTTCCTCAATAATTTCAGAATCAATATCATTTGCAAGTGCGAAATTGAAAAGGTTATCAGGTCTTTTTGCACCCGCTTTGATTAAACCAGTATCAGCAAAAAATCTTTCTAATCGAATTCTATTTGCGTTCATTGAATAACTCCTTTCTGTTTTTCTGCTTGTATCATACCACTCACTGAGTGGTTTTGTCAAGGATTATTTGTATTTTTTTAGTATGCCTTATTCTAAAACGTCTCCAAGTTCAATAACGTTCGGTGAATCACTGAAATATCCACTTATAACAGGAAGCACGGCTATCTCTTCTTCAGTTAGCTCCGGCTGTCCATGTTTATGATATGCATTTAACACTTCCCTTTTGGCATCATCTTCTGTGTTTGCCTTTACAACTCCAAAACCACCACCTGCTATCTTATACATATAATAATTTTCATTTGTTAATTCATCCATTAACTCATTTAACATAATCAACTTTCCCTTATATGGTATCTTTATTCAACTTCCGTTCCGTCTTCATACTGCCACGAGAACTCATACCAATCTCTATCATTACAATACCGATCAAGTACCTGATTGATTTCTTTCAATGTAAAATACTTTCCACTGATTTTCTTACAATCTCTTCTCGCTTCATCATAAAGACTACTAAGATCATCATCATTATGATTTTCACTTGTAAATCTCTTCATATCATCAATCCAGTCTTCGGCATCAGCAGTCACAACAAATATGTCTTTATTTTCATCATACTCTAAATCAATGTCTGCTCTCTGACCATCAAGTAAAACAACTGACTGGCTATCTACATAAATTAGATTTCTCATTTTTATTCTCCTTATAAGTTAGTTCCATGGCCTATTTCCGATTACAGCCTGTGCTTCTTCGTAGCAAAGATGATTGAACCATTTCCATTTACTAAAAATACGATCAATACGTTTATGACGAATTATAAACCGTAAAACACTTCTGATAAATTTGTGCATTACATTCCTCCCAGTGTCCATAAAACCTTCTTTATGTATCCTTAGACAATAATCTTATTAATAGCATTATAATTTTTACTTTCCATCTATCATTCTCCTTAAGCCATCTGAGCCATGAAACCAATCTGACCAAACTATATGAGATTGAATTACATGATGTAAACTACCATCAGAATTCAGAGCAAGTTCGTCTTCACTAATATATAATCTGTCTCTACCACCATGTCCGTTTTCCATAATTTCCATTGCAGTTTTCAATGCATCTATTTTATTGTCAAAAGCAGTTTGATAATAAGGTGACATTCCTCGAACAAATTTATATGTTGGCTTATTATTCATGTCTAAAATGTGATATTTAATTTTAATCATAATAATTAACACTCCTTTTCTGTGTTTCTTTTTCCTGAATCTCATCAAGCTCCTCATACGTTACTACTCTTGCATTGTATCCAATGCTTCGATAATATTTTGCATATCTTTGTGCATCAGTATCATCACATGAAGTGCATGTTTTAATAAAACCAGTTCCCTTATCCGTGGCAATCACACACACAACCATTCCTTCTCCTTTTTTCTATATCTGACTTTGTGCTTTAAAGTCCTTCAGGTACAGCAACCGCATCCAATATTGATTCCCTTTTCAGATTCCAAGCCGCAACAGCTATGGTAACTGCCTCTTCTCTGGATGTGGCAACCACTCTTCCTTCAGGGATATAATTCTGATTGAGAATTAGGTATACATATTCTCTCTTCTTCATCACTCTATAGCATCGGGGTTAAAAACCCGGCTTCCTCCCTTCTTTAGAAGCATTCCATTCTATCCAGAATGGCTTTTTTGCAAGCGTCCGTTAAGTACACAAAATGTCCTCTTGTCGGTGACGCGGTTTGCGACCTACAGATGTTTGTAACTCTCCAACTTCCGTTTTTATATCTTGCAGAGAACCAAGTGGATTCAGGAATTCCCTTATATGCATTTGGAAAGCTCTGTGCATTAACATCACACGTTACCCGGATATCATTCATGGCCTTCTTTGATACACCAAGATTATTCTCGATTACTCTAAGAGCATGAACAATATCATCATAACTTATCTCTCTTACTGAGGTTTTCTTCTGAACCTCATTAAGAACTTCCTCTACCTTCTCACGAGCATTTGCGTTATTCAGATTGATTTCTTTAATGTTTGTCATTATTTTAATCTCCTTATTTTTGTTTTGCCTTACGCTATAGTTTACTTCAGATCATCCATATCAACACACACATATTCCACCCAAGAACCAAGGTTGTCTTTAATATAACCTTCAAGTTCTTGTGCGACTGTTTTCTGATCAAAGTCGGTCATGTCGTTATATGACACACAGTAATCAACTCCGCTACCACAATACCCACAAATAAGATTTTTATCATCAAATATCTTCATGACAGCCGCACAATACCAATTATAATCAAACCTACCATTATCTTCGTTCCCGGCTTCGCAGAAACCGATTTCCTTTCCCTCGTTCTTCTGTACCAGATCAGCAAACTCATCAATAGTCATATAAGCATAATTCTCTTTCATCTTAAACTCCCTTTTCTCATTATTCTAACTTCACCTTGTTCATTAGACTTGTTTTCTTTTTCTTTAACATATTCAAAAACAAATATGAGAAGCGCTAAATAATCTTCCTTATCACACTCCATAATATCATCTACCTTTGCATTGATAAAACTGTATAACTCCCAACTGATACTGAATTTCAAAATATCATTCAGATTTATCATGCAATCCAGATCATACGTTGTTCCGTTATGCCTTGCACATTCGATCTTTTCAGTCAGATATCCGCTGTCAAAATCACATGCATCTTTTTCGCTTTCATCAATACCCCTGATATTTTCAACCATCTCCTTTGAGATCTTTTTCTGTGCGCTTGATATTGTAAACGCATTTGTTTCATGCATAATCTTGATCTCACATCTATCAAGCCTTATGTCAGTCTCCTCTGTTATATTGACCACCAGTGCATTTATAAAATCATCCCATGTGGCATCTACGCCAATGGTCATTTCCGTTCCGTACACCTCACCAGTCTCATCAGAAATCAGTTCAATCATATAGTTCCCGGCATCCATCATACCATTATGGTGCATCATAAGCTTTACTCCGCTTATAAATATTTCCCTTTCGATTTCAAGGTCTCTTCCATCAGGACGAATTCCATAAAAACCTTTTTTAATTGCGTAGTTATACAACCCATCAGTTTCGTCAAGTGTGTACTCATCCTTATACCATTCTTCAAATGTGTGCTCGTCAGATATGTTATTAGTATAGAAATATGACCTGACAATTTCTGTTGGAAAAAGAATTTCATCTTCCCAGTTATCATTATCACACTCATACTGAGTATATAATCCTGTGCTGTCTCTATATACACCAACAGGAATCATGATATCGTTGTTGAGCTTGTAGGTATTTCTGGAATCCTTTTCTGCCTCAAAATAAGTAATCATATTATTCATATTTTTTATCTCCTTTTTATATATATTTAGTCCAATCAAAACGCATTTTGACGGTCTGCCTAATCTACCGACAGGGTTAATATTATTAGTATACCTTTTGCCTTATACAGCAAGTGCAATTTTGTATGCTGTATCAATGAGATTGTTTCCATCCACTGTCTTCATAAACAGGTTTTCCTGATAGTTGGCAGTATTCTTATGGTCTGTGGTATGCGTTGCATAGTCGCTTACTGCATTGACAAATCTGAAGGCTGTTCTCTCTTCGTCTCTGAGATCAGGCTTATCA